ATGAATTTTCCAAAGGTAAACTAGCGACCAAAGTAATAAAGTCTTTCCCTAAGGCACAATTCAGAATAGGCATGACAGCAACAGTTCCCACAGATAAGATAGCTAAACTTACCTTAATTTCAGCTTTAGGTCCAGTAGTTAAAGAAGTAGAAGCTTCAGATTTAGTTGAGTTAGGGTTTTTAACTAAACCTAAGATTCATATCTTACCAGCTCCAAGTGTGGTACTTGAAGATAATGATTCTTATTTTGAAGTATACCGTAAGTCTATTACTGAAAATGATTTACGTAATCAGATGATATCAACTTTGATTAAGGATTTTAAAAAGAACCCTTCCAAGACTTTGATTTTAGTTAAAGACTTAGCTCACGCTGAGATTTTACAAAAACTTATACCAGATTCTTTAAAACTAGAAGATAAAGATGATTTAGTAACTCGTCAAAAAACTATCGACCAGTTTGCAGCTTCTAAGCATTCCGTTTTAATAGGAACTACAATTATGCAAACCGGAGTTGATATCCCAGAAATAACTCACTTAATAAACGCTAGAGGTCTTAAGTCTGAAATAGCTACCTTACAGGCTTTAGGTAGAGCTTTGCGGATACACGAATCCAAATCAAAGGTTTATATTTTTGATTTTAAAGACCAAGCTCCCTATTTAAGCAAACACTCGAAAGAGAGAATAAAACACTATAAATCCCTAAACTTTGAGGTCATAGACCATGCGTAAAAAGAAAGAAAAATATAAAGTAAACCGTCTCGAAGAATTTGATATTGAAGAATTCCGTGATGTTATGAAGAATCTAGACAAACTTGTAACCGAGAATGTTATAACAGAAGATACTGCGAAGGTATTAACCAACACCATTGGCCAACTCACGCTTATACGTGACAAGCATATTGATGCTTTGATTAGTTGGCTTAAGCAGGATTATATCCTAGACGATTAAACTTCCTTAGCTTCTTCTTCAGAGTCTTGCTCACCAGTTAGCTCCTCTAGAGCGTTTTGTGCGGCTTCTAGGTCAGCTTTGGCTTGTTCGATTTGCTCATCTTGCTCTTCAACTTGCGCCTCTTCTTCTTCTACTGATTCCTCTTCAGCTGTCATAGACTGCCCTTTTGAAAAATCAATATCTTGAAATAGGTCTTCAAGGTCTCCGGCAAGGTCTATAATCTCTTCTTCGCTAATTGCAGGTTGGTCTGGCATTGCACTATCTGGGTCTTCAAGTTCTTCCTCAGGTGCTGCTTCTTCCCCTGCTGCCATTGGGTCTAAACCTTCCCCTACCAGTTTCTTTGGAGGTGGTTCCTTGTCTACTTTTTCGTCATCTCCTTGTTTTTCTTTCTTGGCTTTCTTAACTCCTTTCTTTTCCTTACCAATTTTCTTGTCGATTTTGTCTACATCACCATCGCCATCCATATCTGCTTCAGTGTCGTCGCCTTCTTTGTCATCTTCTTCTGGCTTTCCACCTTTCATTTTCACAGCTAGGTCTTTTGCTTTCTTAGCAACGGCCTTAAGCTTTTTAAAGTTTGGTGCGTCCGCTTCATCATCACCTTCCTCTCCTTCTTCTTCCTCGTCCTTGTCTTTACCTTTGCCTTTAGGGGACATCATATCTTTAACAGCTTCCTGAAGGTTGACAGGTTTCATGAAGTAGTTTAGCTCCTCGTCGTCAAATTCTACACCTTCAAATAATTCAGAGATGAAGTCTGAAACGTCAAGTACTCCAACACCGCTTTTGTTCTTCATATGAGAAGCAAACTCTTTAGCTATTTTCTGGTTAACGCCTCCATCTGATAAATGCTCAGAGAGGGTGTTAAACAGGCTTGCTTGGGCTTCTGCAAGAGTTTTAAACGAAGGTACCATCTTCAAATTGTTAATGTTAATGCCGTACTTAGTATTTAACATTTCAACAATAACTCCTTTCAGAGGCTTTTTAAGTTCAAAAATCTTAGATGTAAAAGTCTTAATATCTTTGCTGGATACGGTCCCTGGGTTAATTACGTCGTATGTGGACGCTAGTACTTCTTGTATCTCCCTCTTACTAGCGAGCGCAAAGTATGGGATTTCTTCGACAACACCTACTAGTTTCTGTTCAACTTTGTCAACGCCTTCGTAAATACAAGACGCAAGCTCTGAGATGTATTCATTATCATGCCAGGCTTTTGAAAGATTTCCTTTCGCGTTGATGATTTCTTTACGTACCAGTTCATTTTCGCAAATCATCTGGTATAGGTCTGACTGAGCGTTAGTTGGAACTACCATCTCAGACAATTGTTGAGAATCTTGTTTTGGTAGGTCATACGCTTTGGAGATGGCATTGTTAAGTTTTAAAGCATTTATTACAGTCATGCTAACCTCTTTAAGACCGTGTACCTCTTTCTTAATAGATTCCTTTAACTCTTGAATTTGTTGGAACTTTTCACTATTTGTATCAAAAATATTTTTATCTAAAGAATCTTTCGCTTTTTGAACTTGAGCACGATAATCATTGGCTTGGCTTCTATTTGTAAACGACGTAAGGAGGTCATCAAAACTTGCAGTGGCCGCTTCATAGTTGCTCTCTCTTAACATGCCTACAAAATCAGATACTTTGGACTGTGTATAATTGTCCATATATTCATCTGAAAGAACCTCACTAAGCTGTCTAGTTTCAAAACCATACAATCTGATGGTGTCGTTAACCGTTTCAAAGGAACAACTTACGAGATTGTCGGACTCTGAAACTAAAGATAAAGAATTGGATTCATTATCTATTTTGAGGATTGCGAGATTCTCGCGAGTGCTTCGACTTAGATAATCTACTGCCTCATTAATTTTGGTAAGTGATTTATCTCGTGTATCGAAAATAGAAGTTAATTTGTAATTGGGATTGGCCATAAGATTGTGACTAGTATAGTATATACTATCGTTCAATGTGATTTTGGAGGTAAACTTTTATAAAACTTTATCCTTGAGGGGGTTGGGGTACGCCGCCGGCGGCAGGAGGTTGACCTGGAACAGGCGGAACTTCGCCTCCCTCACCTGGAGGAAGTTGTCCTTCCATTCCCGGAGGAGCCATTCCCGGAGGAGCCATTCCACCACCCATCATAGGCGGAGCTTGCTCGGCTTGTTGTTTAGCCATTTCTTCTTGGTCCTTCTTTAGTTGCTCTTTGATTTCTTTAATCTCAGCATCGCTAAAGTTGAAGTAAGTTTTGTAAATGTAATCGTCAGGAAATATCATTAAACCCTTTGCAGCCTGTACAATTCTTAACCTCTGCTCATCGGTTTCAAGTCTACGCTTTAAGAACATATCCGAAGGTGGGTACAAAGTCACCTTAAAGTTATTATACATTATTGCTGGAAAGCCTTTTAGTTGTAAGTGTCTACGACATAACTCTCTAAGACCTGACTCAATATCTCTCTGAAGCCTCATTACTGTTTTAGAGAACTTCACGTCCAGTTGGCTTAGGTTAGATTTCCGTTCGCCTGATTGCTCTTTTTCAACAATAAAGTCCTTTGGTACTTTAAGAGCGGCTAATAGCTTATCTCTAAAGTACTTAACGTCATCAACATCTCCTAGGTTCTGCGCACCAGGAAGAGTTTCAACTTTCGTTCCTTGTCCGTTTCTCGTGGGGATAAAGAAATCCTCATCCGCTGATAGAGGGTTGTACCTTTCATCAATAGAACCTGTATCTGGATTCCAAAACTTCTCTTTCTTAAACTTTTGTTTAATACGTTCCATGAAGTTCTCTACTTTACTTTGAGGTATAGAACCGGTTTCAATGTAAAACGCTCTTCTCTCTGGGGCACGCTGTAGTCTGTAAATAAGCATTGCGTCCTCCATCATTTTTAGAGAGTTCCAAGCTTGTATAGCAGGTGCTAAGATAGACTTTCCATAAGGGTAGTAATTAGCATCGGAAGTGTGGCGTCTAAAATGAATAATCTGATTCTTGTTTAGTGTAAGAACACTACCTTGGCCATGACCTCCTACACCTACAGAATCCATAGGAGGTCTCCCTCCTGCCTGTTCACCAGGTCGTGGGATTTCTTGATAGAATTTCTGAAGGTATCCGTAAGTATCTTCTACTCGGTAAATAAAGTTTGGGTTTAGAATTTTAATCCGCTGAATTCCAGACTTTGACTGATTTAGATTTACAATGTTTTCCACAAAGCAATCTCCAAACTTAGCCACATTTCTTGTAATGTCCCAAATATGAGTTTCTAAATCTATCTTCTTGATGAATTTCTCCACCGCCTCTTTTACAATTTTATCTTCAGTCTCTACTACGAATGGAGTTCCATCCTCATTTTTCAAAGTGGCGTCGTCAGAGTAAATATCACATGCGGCGCCAATCTCGGGATAATCGTCCATCAACTCATACTTTCTGTATCGAGTTCGTCTGGAGTGTTCTACCTTTGGAAGTTTGAGGAAACCTTTGGAAACACCAATACTCGATTGGCCTGTTCCACCTGCTTCAGCAGGCATAAGGTCTCCACCTTTAGCATCTTGAGCATCACCCGCGAGAGGGGGAGCAAGAGTAGGTCTTCCTTTCTTTCGTCCGAAAAATTTGCTAAAGAAAGCAAAAAATCGTCCGTTGTTAAAGGAGCTTCCACCATGCCTTACTGCCTCAGGGAATTCTGTAAAATTCTCATTGAGGTTATTATTGTCTTCGTTTAATCCTTTAGAACCCATTGCATATATTCCTTAAGTTTTTCTTTTTCATTAAGGTCACCATATTTAGACCTTGAGAT